CCACGGATATTTTTCATTTCCTTTTTTAGTTAGCCCGTACTATGCGACTTCAGGATTTTCCATCCATATCTCAATATCATTTGCATCTCGATCTGGATAGATTTTTACATTAAAAACCTTGTTTCCATCTTGGAATTTATTCACGATATTCCCATCTTCGTCCAATAAAGGGACACCAATAGCGTCAACCCCATCCTTATATACAGACTCGACAATTTCAAGATTAAGCTGTTGTTCTTCAGTCATGACACTGCTCCTTTAGGGGGAAAATTGGGGTCTGCTTTCATTTCTGGATTAATAGAGATTAGGGTAAAGGCCTTTAAATTCCGCATAGCAGCCTGTAGGTCTAGATTGGTAACTCTGTTAAAATTTATTAGGTGTCCGTAATGGCCGTAAAGACCCTCTTCTTCCTGCTTTAGCTTTGCAAGAATAAGTTTCTCCGCTTCAGGCGGTTTTACTTTGAAGATTACACCAGTTTCCTGTTGGGGGTCATTGTGTTCGGTGGTTAAAGTCACAATTACGTCTTGCAAATCGTTGTAGCTTAAAGTTACTAGCATTAATTTTCCTCTGATGTTATCTGTATGGTATCACAGACTTTGCCCTTTGTCATCCCTTATTTAGGCGGCTTCTGCCCTCTAGCGGCTAAAATGCCAATTACAAGCTCTAGGTGTTCCCTGTCTACTCTTTTTAACTCATTAAAATCTTTAAAGCTCGCTAAACTTTGTACTCCGATAGAAGTCACTTCAGTGCTAAAAAGTCTTGCCCCATCGCCGTCTAAAAATACCTCTTTAATGCTGCCATCGTTGTAGTATTGACTGAATTTTGTCCCATACACTTTACCTACGTAGGCATTCGTAAATTTGTCTCGGTAGGCTAACTCATCATCATCATAGCCGTTGTTATTGGTTATTACACTCAATTTTTCGGGCATTATTTCAGTCGGGAAAGTTATCGGTGTGTTAAATCGGGAATTTCTCCAATCAGACGCTGCTTTTAAAGTCGCCTCATCGTCAAATTCAAGATGATGGGCAACTTCGTGGAAGATTGCTCCTCGTTCATCAGCTTTTTGTAAAGCAATTAAATTGTTTCTACTGTCGGCATGAGGTCTTTTCTCTTGAAACTCTACAGTTTCTAAAGTGTTTATTTCACCCGTCAACGCATAAATATCATTCAAATGTCCCCGAACCGTCTTAACGTCAGATTCGTCAGGGGAAAAAGGGTCATCTTTTTTACTATCTACAATTCTAATCTTATTAACTAATTCCTCTGGGGTTTCGCTTGAACGGCTCGCTACCCGCGCTTTTAATTCCTTTAGGATATTGTCATAAGCAACCTCGTCAAGGTAGTTGCTGCGCCGTTGTTGAGCATTCCATAATCTATCATTAAGCTCTAGCCTATCAAAATCCACGTCAAAGTCATAAGCAGCTTTTTTCTTCTTGCCTTTTTTCTTATCGTACTCAGCTAAAGCCTCTTTTGCTGCCTCTTCTTCAGCAATCACAGAAGCAAGCAGTTTTTCACGGGTTGCCTCATCCTGTGGCGCGGCATTATCAAGAATTTCTTTCCCAAGGGCTAATACTTGTCTAAAATCTGCTCGGTCTATACCAGCGTAGCCTGTAGTGGTAGAAGTAAGTTCAGGTTCAGGGATAGGCTTCTTATTGCTGATTTTTTTCTTAAGGGTTTCCTTGGTTTTCTTTGCCGTAGCGTCTAAAGTCTTTCTGCAGGTTTTAGTAGCAGCAATACAGGCATTTCCGCAACTAATCCCTTTTTTGCACTGTTTAGCCCTAATTGCCCGTTCGTAAGAGCGGAGAGGGGTTAATCCTTCGGCGATGGGTGCCGATTCCTCCCCTTCGGCTGGCTGCTCCTCTTCTCCCCCTGCGGCGATGGTCGTATCAAATCCGAGTTCTAAGGTTTCGGCTAAATCTAATTCCCTGCGGCGCTCTTTGAGAATATCCTCTAAATCGCCCCCAGTTTGGGCGATTACCTGCGTGATAGAGGTAAATCCTGCTTTTATGGCCTCCTTGTGCGCAGCTACCTCATTTTGCGGGTCGACCCACTGCCACCCCCTCGCCGTAAACTTTTCTCTGTGGTAGTGGGCAGGGTTCAAGTCATAATTTTTTAGGGCAAGCCGCCCCGACAAAACGGCGGTCTGCAACCAGATTTTATAAATCCTTTTGTGCAGGTTTTTGATTAGCCAATCCTGCAAAATTCTATAGTTATCGCGCTCCTCAATTAAACTTGTCCGGGCTGAAGAATACGAAGTATTCGAGTAGTCGCGGCTTAAACTTTCGTAAGAAAGCCCGAGACTTGCCGCAACACCGCGCAGCATCATTCTTACAAACGGGTCAAAACCCTGATTAGGTCTGGTCGGGGCAAATCCCGAAAAAGTCTCCCCTGGGGCTAAAATTTCTATAGCCCCAGGTTCCAAATTGTACAATCGATTGCCCGCTTCAACCCCTTGGGATAAAGTATCGCCATCCGAAGTTTGGATAAATCCCATTACGGCTGCTTGCGCTCGGGCGGCAATTAGTTCGGCTTCTTCGTAGCCCCCCATATTTCGCATTCGCATCAAAGCGGCGTGAAACCACGGAATCCCTCGGGTTTGCCCTGGGCGATCGCACAAAAACAAGTGCAAAATCTCCTTAGCAGGGATTCGGAGCAATCGACTATCGGTGTAACTTTGACTAAATTGGTAATCCCCCGGATGATAAGGATAAAGCCAATAGGCAAGCGGTCTTTGCCAATCATCTACCTCTACCCCCATCCTGATTTTACCTACTGATCCCTGCCCGACCGAGTAATCATCACAAAGTTGGTCGGCTTCAATTATTTCTAGAGCCAGAGGCACTGGACTACCCCCGAAAGACCTTTTTACAATCCTGATTAAAACTTCCCCCGATTCTACTAGGGAGCGCATTACTAATCTTTCTATATCACTAAAGCACAACCGACCTGCGGTGTGGCAATACATCGCGTCCCCCCACTCTAACCAAGCTTCCTCGATTAGTTCATTAGTAGGATCATCGTAAGCTTGACCGCGCTGCTTCCGTACTTGGGACTGCAATTTAATTCCCTGCCCGACTACATTATTTACGATTGTCCGAACCGCGCCCTTAGCATAATCGTTGTTGCGGCAGAGGTCTCGGCTTCGATTTCTTAAGGGGCGCAGGGCAGTTAAAATTTCGGAATCGGCAGAGGCACTAGAAACCAGCCAATCAGAATTAAGCCGATTAAATACTGCCCCTTGATAAGCTCGGGTTTTAGGCTTTTCTTCCTTTCTTCCTCCTCGTAACCAATCCCACAGCCCCATTTACCTGAACCTCACGTATAATTTTCTTGAATCTCCCAACCCTTGGGCAAGGCTTTCACCTGCTTTTTCTCTAGATAGTTCTACCTTCAACTGGTCACGAAGAGACATTAATTCACTTATACTCATTCTAGCAAGATTTCTCCCTTTAATGCTGTAGGATTGCACAGCCCCACCGTCTAGGATTGTTTGGATAGCTGCGTTAACTGCGTCTAAAAGTTTTTGTGTACTTGTTCGGGCATCGGTGGTGTCGGAAATTTCAGCAATTACTTTTAGAGTGCCAGCAAAAATAAATTTAGTGTAATTTTCTACTGTGGCGTAAATATGGTAGTAGTAGTCTCCTGCTATTAGGGATTGGGTGGTGGCATTGTCAAGAATAGTCAGAAAGTCACTATTTAGTTGAGTTGAAGTTATTTGAAATTTGTACCCCTCTTTACCAAATTTCCAAGTCAAAGTATCTACGGCAGGGTCAAGGGTTATTGCTTTGCCCTGCGCATCAGTAATAAAAATATCCCTAGATATCCACGCAACGTGATCGCCGACAACAATTTGAGAGGGAATGTTTAACAGCATAATAATACACCTGTTTATTTTAGCTTAACATCTTGCTTACCATCTCTGAGCAAAATTATTTCTAGAGCGATTAGCATTAATCCACTTCTTAGGCGACTCGGGTTGGACTTCGGGTTCTTTGTCTCTGGAGAGCAGACTATTAAGTACAGCTTTAAAATTATACCGAGCTAACCCCGCCCCAACCGCAGCAGCATAGGCATAGACAAGAGCGTCAAGGGCTTCATTACGTTTCTTAACTTTAATCCACTCCTGCTTAGGATACCCTTTCACATAGCGAGTAATCTGCTTTTCTGCGGTTAGCTGGTCGTAAAATTCCTCTGGTATTCCCAAAGGAAAATGCACGTAACCCGCCCCCTTGACAGTAATCCTGAGCCGCCCGTAGAAGATTCCCTTAATCACGTCAGTTGCTATCGGCCACAACCTAACCCCTTTTTTAATTTTTTGCCCTTTATAGTTGACTTCTTGGTAAGTAGGAGTTCCTAAAATAGGTCGTCCTGGGGTACTCATTCCCTTTACGGCAAAAAGGTTTTTAGCTGAAGCCCGAACATAGTTATAGACGGCTTGAGGTTTAAAGCCCGTATCAATTGCGGCGGCGGTAATTTTTAGGTCAAATCCTAGGGCATGGTGATAATCGCCATCTAGGATTAAATCCAATTGCTTCCAGACCTCCTCTGCCTCTGGGTCGCCATAGAGTTCAATCCAGTAAATCAGCCAGCTTTCCTCTCCCTCCCCAAAAGCCCATACTGCCACCGCCAGCCTATCGGCTTGCACATCTACCCCCGCCGTCAGCAGCAACCCGCCCTCTGGTACGGTCAAGACTTGATAGGGTTCCGCTCGGGCGGCAAGCATGTGCCATTCTAATTGATTCCCCTCTTGCTCCTCAAAGGTTTCGCCTAAACTGGTATTAGTCCAGACTTTAAGTAACTCGGGGTTGTCTTTGGCTTTGATAAAGTCAGTTACGACTTCCCCAAATTTTCTCCACGGAGAATACAGTTCATTAAGATGAAATCCTGCAATATTGCTTTCCGCTGTAGCTACCCACCTCCCCCGCTTGAGCAGGTCGGGTTTGTCGCCGTTCTCAATTTTGCCTTGGCACGCCTCGCACTCATACCAAGCCGTCTCTGGTTGATTTTTTTCCCATTGCACCTGCCTCCACTTTAAATATTGTTCGTACTGGCAGTGGGGGCAGGGGACAAAATACCGTCTCTGGTCACTCTTCTCAAACCAATATTCTATTCGACTAGCCCCCTTAATTGTCGGGGTAGATACGATTAATATCCTTCGATTCCAAAAGGTAGTCGTTCTTTTTACCGCCAGAGCTAACGGGTCGCCTTCGTTACCCGCACTGAAAGGGTAACGGTCAACTTCATCCGCAATTATTATTCGTATCGGGCGACTGGCTAATGAGGCGGGGCTATTTGCCCCCGCCATCGTAATATGTCCTCCCAAGAAATTTTTATGCAGTAAGGTATTACCCGAAACCCGCGCCCTCTGGTCAATTAAACCTTGTAGGGCAGGGCTGTCCCGAATCATCGGAGCTAATCTATCCTTGCTCCAAACCTCGGCCATTTCAAGGGTTGGATTAAGCACCAATATCGGGCTTGGCTCGTGATGAATAAAATAGGCGGCTGTATTCAAGCCGATTTCAGACTTGCCCACCTGTGCGCTGCTCATCACGACCACTATCTCGTGCTGGTTGACCGCATCCATTATTCCGCGTTGGTATTCAGCCCGGCTCGTTCTCCACTGCCCTGGTTCTGCGCTTGCTTCGGGGCTTAACTTCCTGTGTTTGTCCGCCCAACTGCTCACCGTCAGCCGTGGCGGCGGTTTGAACTGTTTTGCCGCCGTCTTCAACAAATCGTGAGCTGTTAACAAATTTTCCACTACTTAATTCTGCTAAAAGTTCGTTAATCTCTTCTTGTAGTCTATTCTGTAGCTTTATTGGGTCGCTAATTCCTGCTAATTCGTAAGCTAATTTACTAGGTAATCCTAATAACTTGGTTTTAGTCGCTACAACGTAATTACTCCATACACTGACGACCTCTGCACTCCTTACCAATTCACCTCTGGTAACTGCTAATTCTAGCTCTAATCTCTCTGTTTGTGCCTCTGTCAGCTTTAATTTTGCTTCTTCAAGGTCTTTTGACTTCGTAGCTGCTTTTCCTGCGTGTTCTTTCAAAGTTTGACATATTGCCTTAATGCCCTCTATCTCAGAGGGATTTTTGGGAACCCAGCCCTTAGACTGCCAATCTTTTATTGTACCTTGAGCTATTCCAGTTAGCTGCCATAGTCGTTCTACTGTTGCCATCTTTTGCTTTTATTCTAATTATCAGTATTTTTTCGTATTCCTACTTTTTTAGTCGTTGCCTGAATTAGTACATTCCGTATCTAAAAGTACGTTGCGCAGCCGCAACC